GTGTGCACGTTCTCACCGCAGCCGGGGTCGGGGAAGACGTTGCGCGGGTCCACGCGGAAGCTCGCCGGTGCCAGCTCCTCGACGATCATCACCGTCTGCACGGTCTGGCCCATGGCGTCGGTCATCGGCTGCCAGGCCTTGCGCACGCGGTTGGTGACCACCGGTCCCTTGACCACCCCGGTGCCCAGCACCGCGGCGTCGTGGATCACCTTGCGCAGCTCACCGTTGTAGTCGCTCTCCGTCAACTGGTCGTCGATGCGGGTCTGCATGGCGTCGGCCTTGCGCCGGGCCACCTCCAGCGCCGCCCGCGCGACGTCCTTGACGCGCAGCGGCTGCCCCGTCTCAGGGTCAACCATCGGCTGCCCGGTGAGCTTGTCGCCGGCCATGCGGTCGTCCATGACCATACCCATGACGTGCGGCTCGGGCGTAGGCTGGATGCCCCAGTTCCTGTCGTCCGTGGGCAGCAGGATGTCGGCCAGGCGCGCCTCAGCCGCGTTGGTCTTCATCCGGGTCATGCCGATGAACACGGTGGACCGGTTGGGCTTGGCCATCTGCGTCGTGACAGGGTAGCCCTGCTCGACGCTGGTCATCATCTGGCTGGCGGCCTTGGCGATGTTGTCCTTGCTGTCGTACTGGTCCTGGTCCTCAATCCAGCGCTTGTCCACGCCGTAGGAATACCGATCCCGGATCCACTCGTCGCGCTGGCGCGCCATGTTGTAGCCGAACATCTGCAGGCGCTCCTGCGCCATCTCGGCCTCGCGCTCTGGGTCGATCTCGGGATCCATCTCAGCCTGGGTGTCGTCCTCGACGTCCACCAGCAGCTCGGGATCGATTTCCTTGGGGAAGTCCATGTGGTGTGCTTTCAGTAACCGATCTCGGCGTCCAGCACGCCGTAATCGATGACGGGGAACATGTTGCCGCGGCGCAGCGATGTGACGGCCGCGTCTTGGGTCTTGGCCAGTCGGCGGGCCATCATGGCGTAGCGGGTGGCTGAGAGCAGGTCGTCGCCGTCCTTGACCACCAGCCCGTCCTTGCGGTGGTACAGCCGGAACTCTTCAAACCAATCAGCGAGATGGCTGAACACCCGCAGACGCATCGTCTGCATCCGGGTCAGCATCTCGGCGATTCCCGCCTCCACCCCGCTGGAGCCGTCCTCAAACGTGGCGCGGTTGCGCAGCATGTTCAACCCCTGCGCCCGGTACTGGTCGGCCAGCTGCTCGCCTGACCCCTTATCCCGCTGCAAGCCGTCATGCGGCCACGCGACTGGGATCCAGTCGCCGCGCGCCCTGATGCTGGCGGCGTGGATTGCGATGCTGGAGTCCTTGACCCGGTAGCAGTCGGTGACGTAGAGGGCGTCGGCGTCGCGGTCCCAGGCCAGCCACACGGCCGCGGTGGGGTGGTCGATGCCGAAGTCCAGCCCGACGATCCGCGGCCAATGCGCGGGGATAGGGAACGGATTGATCGAGATCGCGCTCTCGGCGATCGGGAACACCCGCCCCGAGCCCAGGATCGGGATCCCCTTGGTGCGCGCTTCACGCTCGTGCTCGGGGTAGCTCGCGACGATCGCCTCGCGCTGCTCCTTGGTGTAATGCTCGACGTCGTCGATCGTCATGTTGATGACGGTCGTGCCGGTAGGCCTGTCCAGCAGATACCGCTTGACGACATCGCTCATGCCCAGCAGCGGAGTGAACGTCACGTAGACGCTGCCACTGGTGGCGTTGGTTCTGGTCAGGGCCTCGCTGTAGATCGCTTGCGGCGGCTCCTCGTCCATCCAGACCAGGTCCACAGTGTCGGCCTGCCACTTGCCACGGCCCTGGTCGTAGGAGTTGAACTGCAGCACGCTGTCTTCGCCGCACACATGCCGCACCACAGCCGAGCTGATGGCGTCGGGCACCCCCTGCTTCATGCTGGTGTCGCGCAGCGCCTCATGCGGAATCGCCCCTGTGCCCCACTCGTCCCTGAGCTCGGGTGGCCCGATGAGCAGACGCTGGACACCCTTGCGTGTCAACTCGGCCGATTCGGATCCACACATGGCCCGAATCGCGTAGTTAAAGCGCCGGCCGGTCCACCAGTCGGGGTAACGACCGGTCAGGTGCATGGCCATCTCGAATGCACCAGCCCACGTTTTGCCACTCTGGTTGGCTGCCATGAACAGACGCTCACGGTAGCCAGCCGAAGCGGAGTGGAACTCGCGCTGCTTGGCGTACGGGGCGTAGGCTGCGAGGCGGTTGCGCTTTTCCCGCGTGTCCTTGAGCTTGAGCAGCTCGTAGAGCTCGCGCTTTTCCTCATCGGACAGCGCGGCGAGATTCAGACCAGCCAGATTCACTTGGCCGCCTTCGCGATAAGCGATGCCAGCCGCTGATCGAGCTGGTCGCCGCTGAGCTCCAGATTGCCGTTGACCTTCACCTCCACCGCCTTCAGCTTCGGTTGCGTGTACTGGAGCAATTCGTTGAGCGTGCGCAGCCTGGTGTCAGGGTCCACCCGGTCCACAGTCATGGGCTCGCCGGTGTTGGGGTCCAGCACAGGCTGGCCGGAGCGGTCGAGCACCGGCACGCGCTCCGTGAGCACGCGCAAGATCTCGGCCGCGGGATCGAGACCAGCGTCTGCGCACGCCTCTGCGACGTGCTTCAGGTTGATCTTGCCCGGCGATTTGGCCCGCACATCCTGCGCGTGCTTGGTCGGCCGCGTCCGACCCTGGATCTCAGGGTAGATGTCCGCGGCGGTGGCCAGCTTGGGGACTTCGCCTGCAAGGTCGGCGAATTGCTTGGCCATCAGATCTTCCCCGGGATGACTCCACCGCCGAATCCGGGGACAGAGCTCTTCATGCCGCCCTTGTAGGCAGGCTGAGTGGCGTTGGTGCCGGGCATCGGCACGCTGACCTTGGCCGGCAAGTCACCTTTGCCCTGCATGGCGTTGCCGCCGACTTGCTTGCCAGCGTTGAGTGCGAAAGGACCAGAGACTGCTTTCATGGGAGCTCCTGCGTTGCGTGAGGGGTTACGTGAAGGGGTAGGGACGCTGTAGTTTTGCATGTGGCTCTTACGCTGATTTGCGCATTTACGTTGTCGGTTTGCACGTTGTTTACGTGTCTACCTACACACCTCCTATACAACTTGTAGGTAGTTGCATAGGAAGTGTGTTGGCTGGATGGCCCGGCTCGTGGATTGGGTAGGTACCTATAGCTCCGGGGGCCCCAACTCGAAAGCGGGGGTGTACCGGGGGTCCGGGAATCACCACCAGAAAAAAGACCCCGGGGGTGGGGGTCGATTTTCTTTCCACCCCTGCCCTGCCTGCCCAGCGCCGTGCCCTGCAGCCAGGCCCTGCCAGCCCTGCAGCACCGTTCGGGTGCCTGCATCAGGACACGAATCAGCACCCCTCCACCTAGGGAGCGGGCGCTTGCTGGCTACAGTTCTGGAGCAGGCAGCACGCGGCCGGCCTGGTACAGCGCTGAGGCTGCCAGGCTGGTGACGTGCTGGGCTGGTGGTGCGCTGATCGGGCCCGCAGGCCGGGGCAGCGCACAAGTGAAAAACCCCGCAGGCTGCGGGGTTTTTGGACGCACTTAGGCGCGCAAAGAGTTTCGGGCAGGGCTCGCCGGCTGTCAAGTGCATCACATCTATCAGTTTGAAGTATCAGATCTATCACTTTTGCAGGCTTTGAACGGCCAAGCGTGACCGTTCAATCCGTTTGAACGTTTAGCCGCGCTGTCGTCAAAATTTTTCATTCCAACAGCCGATAGCTGTGCTTACACTGTCGTCACCGAGCAGCCGGTTGCTGCAGCAGACAAGGACAGACGACATGACCAACCTGAACACCACGGCGATCAACCTGCTGGACACCCTGATCCGCTACGGCTGCGCCGCCGCCTTCGGCCCTCAGCAAGAAAAGGCGGCCCGCAAGCTGGAAGAGCTGGGCTGGGCTGACGTAGAGCGCAACACCACTCACGGCGCCGACGTGCTGCTGCTGACCCTGCGCCTGGGCGGCACCGCCCGCTTGGTTGTGGCCCGCGCTACCACGGAGGCCTGAACCATGACCGCAACACTTGACGCCATCGCCGACGCATCGGCACACCTGAACAACGTCGCCCTTCCCAACGTGGCCGACATCCTGCGCACCCTTGAGGCCCTGACGGCTTACGCAGCGCTCAACCCGACCATGGAACGTGACCCACGGGTTGCCCGTGCCAAGCAAATCCTGCGGGACTACGCGCCGCACGAGCCCGTTGCCAACACCCCGACCCGCTTTTGAAAGGACCACACCATGACCACCACCGCACACCTGCTGATGACCGTCCGCCAGCACTTCGTTGCCGCTGAACGCGCCCGCCGCACTGGCGGCACCTACGAGGCCGGGGAAGGCTCACCCGCCGCCCTGGCGATCCAGGCGGCCATGCGCAACATGCAGGCCGCCGGCCTGTCGCACGCCGAGTGCCTGTCAGCCCTGCGCGACCTGGCCACGGACGTGGTCCGCAGCCTTCGCACCGCCTAACCCGGAGCCCGACACCATGGCCTACTACCCCGCCCTGCTCAAGGCCGCCGCCTTCAACGCTGGTGTGATCCTCGACTACCTGGACGACGGCGCCTGCCCCCGCATGCCCGACATCCGACGGGTGTGCGCAGCCAACGGCTACGCAGACGACATCAGCATCAACACCGCCCTGAGTCAACTGCTCAGCGACGGCCTCATCGTCAACACGCCCGACGGCTACCTCAAGGCCTACACCACCCGCTGACGCCAGCCCCTAGCCGCCCACGGGCGGCCTGGGAGTGTCGTCGACACACCGTCGCAGGCCGGATGCCTGCACTGGAGACTCTGACCATGTCCGCATACCTCGTACCCGACTTCCACATCAACGCCCTCGTTAGCTGGGCCCGCGACCGCCACGGCTTGAGCGCTGTCAGCTACTACTGGGGCGGCCGCCGTCGCGACCTGCGCGGCGATGAGAAGCGCATCGCCTCCGTGCTGTACGCGCAAAACGTGCGCAGCGTGAACCACCGCTACAACGAAGCCGACCCGGCGCACGGCTTCAAGTTCCAGTACGTCTCGAACGTGCTCAACCCCATTGACGTGATCAAGGGCTGTCACGGCTACGGATACCAGGCCTGCGAGACCGACGACTGGGAGTCGACCGAGGCCTTCGCCATCATCGCGGCCATCAGCCAGTCCGCCATCCGCGCCCTGCCCGGCTACGAAGACAGCCGCGCCTGGTGCATCAGCGGCCCCCTTTTCCGCGTGGAGGCCTGACATGCACGGCGTCCCCCTGACTTGGCGCGACGCCGCCTTCGCCGCAGCCTACGGGCTGGCCCTGGCCCTGCTCGTGGCCGCTTTCATCTGACCCGGAGACTGACACCATGACCATGCTCACCATCACCCTGCCCGAATCCCAGTGGGCCCTCCTGCGCGACTACGCGGACGCCGGCCTGTCCGACAAGAGGGCTTGGTTGGAACAAGCCGATTGGACCGAGGTGTCCGATCTGGCCGACGAACAGGAAGAAATCGAAGCCGCCACATCCGCCTTGGTCTCGCTCATCTACGCCCTGACCCCCGCCCAAAAAGACACGACAGCCGACAACACCAACCCCGCTTTGGTCGAAAAAGCAATCCGCCAGTACGTATGCGATGAAA